AAACACTCATTGCAGTTACCATCACAAATGAGATAATTGACAATATATTTGCAATTTTAGAAAAAGTCATGGTAAAACAGGCAATACTAAAAGCGATAGGTCATGTCAGTATTATATCTATGCTTCTAATACTGCCAACTGTTATACCCTGTTACTTAGTTTTGTCTATGATGACTAAAACTTATACTTCAAACCAAGCTTCGTTCCATAAGAATTAGTGTCGTCAGTCACTATAGAAAACTCTCCATAAACATCAATATTCTTTGATGCAATTACAGAACCACCAACTTTACCAGAGAAGTTTGTTTCTGAATCTGCTCCATCTGGGTTGTTAAGATACGCTCCACCTTGAATGTAGTAGCTGCCAAAAGCATTACCATTCTCATAACCAAGATGTAAGTCAGTACCAGAACCAGTAAAATCTTTACCTGTATAAGAACCATTGTTTTCTACATTTACATAGAAACCAGCAAATGCGGGTGTTGATAGTGCTGAAGCAGCAGCTATTGTAAATACTTTTTTAAGCATTATTAAAAAGAATAAAGCTCAATAATAATCGTTTTTAAATTTAATTCAACTTTGAGTCGTTTCTGTTTGTAATTCGTCCTCTTTATTCTCCTCATCTATCTGTTGTTGAATTATTTTCATTGCACCTGTTGTCTCATGCAAAGCAACAACTAATTGTTCTCTTTCGACAGCTAATTGTGTAAGTTTTTCCTGTAGATTCATAAATTAGTAAAGTTTTTTACCGTCAGTAATAGCTTTATCTATATCTGTAAAAGATTCAGATGTCCAGATAGAAGTCGTTCCATCAAGTTTTTTATAAGCCTTGATAATTTCAAGATGCTCTACATTACGCTTGATCTTGTTTTTGTATTCATCGTCAGTTTCATCTGATGTCTTGGCGGTGTTAATGACAGTTACACTATCACCAGCAGCAGAAAAGATTGCTGCGATTTCATCTGCGGTTCTTTCTTCCATATTTAATTATGAATTTGTTTACAGTTTACCCTGCTTCGAGGGCTGTGACTTTTGCTGATAGTTCTTTTATTGCATTTACAAGTATTGGTACGAGTCTTTCATATTTCATTCCATAACTCATACCATCTTCAGTCAAGTTACAAATCAACATATTATCGTTTGAATCTCCAAACCCATTTGTTTTTTCAACCTCTAATGCTTCTTGTGCTAAAAATCCAATATGTAATCTATTTCTTTTCTTTGATCCGTCAGGTGTTCCATAAGGTTGCTCATCTGTTCCATACCAAGTTCTTCTATCCCATCTGTAGGTAACAGGTCTGAGTGCTTCAATCCATTTTAATCCAATACTAAAATCGGTAACATCTGTTTTATCTCTTGAGTCTGAAGAAGATATAGAAGTATCAGCACAGAATAAATTAGAAATACTGTTGTTTCCTAAAACAACATTATTACTTCCTGTTGTAATTTGTCCTGATGGAGATGCTGCTCTTCCAGCACTATTTCCAAGACATAAATTATTACTACCAGTATTGATCTCAAAACCAGCAACAACTCCAATCAAAGTATTATTATCCCCTGTTGTCACATGTCCTCCAGCTTTTTGACCGACAGCAGTTACACCAGCAGCAGTTGTTAAATCTGTTAAAGCTTGAAAACCCACAGCAGTGCTTGTTTGTCCTGTTGTACAAGCATCTAAAGATTTTGAACCCACCGATACGTTTTCTGCTCCAGTTGTGTTTGATTTTAATGCTTCAAAACCAATTCCTGTATTGTCTCTAGCTGTAGTATTTTCTCTTAAAGCATTTCTTCCTAATCCTACGTTAGCTGTTCCTGTTGTGTTAAATGCCATACAACTTGTACCTATAGCAGTGTTTTCATCAGCAGTAGTATTGGCCTGTAATGCACTTGTACCCATCGCAACATTACTGCCTCCTGATGTATTTGAATCTAAAGCATTAGCTCCTACCGCAGTATTAAATCCTCCAGTTGTGTTTGACTCTAAACAATCTGTACCAACGGCCGTATTGTTTGAACCAGTATTGTTTGCTTTTAAAGCATCAAGACCAATGCCAGTGTTATTAGAAGCAGTTGTGTTATTAGTCAATGCTTCTCTTCCAATCGCAGTGTTAGCACCTCCAGAGGTGTTACTGCTTAAAGCCTGTTTGCCAATTACTGTATTGCTATTACCTGTAGTATTAGAAGACATAGCTTCAAAGCCTAAAGCTACGTTCTCAGTTCCAGTTGTGTTTGCACTTAAAGCACTTCTACCTACAGCAGTATTGTTACTTGCTGTTGTGTTTGCATCTAAGGCACCAGAACCTACCGCTACGTTTGATGATCCAGAAGTAAGTGCTGTAAGAGCATCTTTACCAATAGCAGTGTTATTTCCACCAGAAACAGCAGCATCTAAAGCACTTTCTCCAAGAACAGTGTTACCAGCAACAGAGTTTGCACCTTTACCAATATTTACAGAGTTTATCGTTCCATCAACAGCAAAAGCTGGCCCACCAGCAAGCGTAAATAAATTTATATGAGCATTATTAGCAGTGTTTCTTAGCTGCATCATACTTGTTGAAGTATTAGCAAAAAATTGACTAGCGTAATTAGTACTTGGTGCTGACGATCCAGAATTATTACTTGATATTGCCTGTAAAACGCTATTAATGTCTGCCCTGACATTTGCTCCTGTGGAGTTATCTATAACATAATCGTGTTGTGCCATTTCCTAATCCAAAATTTTCTCTAAGTATATCCTAAACCAGTATTAACTACCACGCCCAAAGCCTGTAGCTGCATATTTAAAGTTTCTGTTTACATTACTACCATTATTCTTTATATCAATATCAAATCCAGTGCCAGTGATATTTGACAAAGTAAAGAAATCACCTGACTGTGCGTTTTCTATTGTTATTCCTATTGAAGGTAAAACAGAATTAGCAGCGACACTTGTTCCTGACTGACCTGTAAAAAAACTATCTGTAAAAGTAACTGATTTTGTAGAAGTACCACTTGCAATAAATCCACCGCTTGAGGCTGCTGCATTTCCTAAACTTGTTTCTGTTCTACTTTCTAGCTCTGCAAAATACCCTAGTTGATCTATTTCAATTGATTGTGCGGGGTCAGTCGATAATAAATCACATTTAAATTTAAAACCTCTGCCAATATATGTACCATTTACAAACTTTTGATAAGGTTCAAATTCTGCTGAATAATTACAATTCCCGCTTGTATTTAATGACGTTGAAGAATTTAAAATAAAAGTATTTGCATCAGGTACAGAAGCAATTAAATAATCACCATCAACACCCGTTCCAGAAGTGAAATCAACAGTTACAAGACTCCCGACACTATAACCATGTGATGTTTTTGTAATTGTAATTGTTGTGCCTGCACCGCCAGAACCATCATTAATTGTATAAGTGGCCGATACTGACAAATCAGGATCAGAGTCACTTGTGGCGACAGATAAAGTGGCGTTCACATTAAAGGCGGTCGCCCCGTCAAAATCTGTCCACGTATCAACATTTGCAGTCCTTTTATCAATTAAATCATTAGGTAAAAAACCCTGAGTTACAAAGTGTCTCCTTAGTTTTAAAGGTTGTTTTCCTCCTAAGTCAAGAGTTGATTTAAAGAAGTATTGCCCGCCTGTTAAAAAATCAACATTTCCTAAAAAGTCGAAGTCTGCGATTGCATCAAAATCTGTAACATCATCAATTAATGTTGTTGATCCTAAGACAAGACCATTAACCTCATCAGAGAAAAAACAATCGTCTCTAACACCTTGAAAAGGTGGGCTGTCTAAATCTTCCCTATCCTCTAAAATTGTAAGCTTTGGAAAAATATCAGGTTTAGTATTTATATTTTTTATTGATGCGGCATTTGCACTAAGTCGCCCGCCATCATCTCTGAAAGCAAGAAGATAAGTTCCGTTTACAATATTAGGCACAATTGACTCGCTGATATTTCCAGAAAGTTGGGGCAAAACGTCTACTGCATTTGTAAAAGTTGCACCTGTTGTAAGGTTTGAACTTCTTATAACCACGTTTCCACCATGAATAACGTCAACATCTGTTGATTTGTCAAAACGTAATCGTACAAATTGATCTGACAAAGGTTCTATTTGTACATTCTGCACATCTGCTGGTAAAGCTGTTTTACCAACAGTTGTGAATGTTGTGGTTGCTGGATTTGTGCTTGGTTTACCTAAAGCGTTATAACTAAAAACTCTTACCTCATAAGTACCATTTAAAGTTTCAAAGATTGTAAAATCTGATCTTGTAATACGCTCTGATATAAAGTTTTCATTCTGAAATCTATATTGCACCATATATTCAGTTACACCGCTAACAGGTTGCCATTGAATAAATAATTTACTTACAGCCCTGTTATTTAATACCACAATCTGCTCTGTTCCCTGTAAGCTACTTGGTGCATCTTTCAGTGCAGTTAGAGTTGTTATTGTTCTTGCTGGCAATGCTGTGCCATCTTCTACAAAAGCATATTTGTTTGGATCATGTACAACAGCAACAATTTGATAATTTAATAATTCTTGCTCTGTAACTGATACAACTCTAAAAGTTTGAAGTTCAACAGATGTATTTTCTATAACCCAAACGCTATTAGCTTGTGGTACTGAACTAAATGCAGAATCTACAGTTATGGTTGCACCTGTAATGTCACTAATTGTTTTAGTTTCTAATGTGCCGTCAGATAAAATAACACCTAAAGTTGCTGATCCTGATGTTGCCAAATCTGTGTTATTTTGATCGTCAACAATAATCTGTGTTGTAGATACTCCTGTTTTTATACGTCCTCCCCTTCTTACCCCTGCCCTCATAGGGTCTGCAATATTGATTACAGTTCCAACCCTGACTATTGTTCCGCTTTCTAATGACGCTGTAAATGTTACTGTTTCCGCTTCATTGTTTTGTGTATATAAAAACCAGCGACCAAGCCTTGCCGCTTGACCTCTTGATGTGCAGGCAAAGCCACTTAAATTTTTTGTTACTATGCCATATTTTGCCTGTAATGCTGTATCTTCCACAGTCTCATAATCTACCTCTTGAGTCTCATTATCAAAGTAAGAAACATTAACAACAGTATACTTAGTATCTTTACTAGCACTTGAATAAGAAAAACCAGCTTCAGAAACATTGCTTAAATTGTAAATATAGCTTGGATCTGTAGGTTTATCGCAGCTAATATTGACTGCCCCTGCTGAATAAAAAGGCATTGCCCTCATAACAGAGGCAAGATTATTTATGGTATCGTACGCAGCCCTTTGAGAATTAAGAACTACATTACAAGAAAATCTGGCCTCCGTACCACCAGCCCCATCATCTACTTGCTCACTTGCATATTGACTAGCAGAGAAGAAGCTAAAAACATCTAATGATGATTCTGCAATATGATCTCCAAAACCTTTTGACGTTGTAAGTAAGTCATATAAAATCCAAGCTGGGTCACTTGAAAATTCTTTATCTGTTTTAAAAGTGCCATTAAATGTACCGCTATAGCTAATAGATCCATCAGCCCTAACAGTTCCATTATGAGGTATTTTTATCTTTGTTCCTCTAATCCTATACATACGTCTTGGCTGATTTGGAAAGGTTTCAGCGTCAAAACGTAAAGCTACATGAGCAAAATTTGCATAAGCTCTTGATTCATTAATTATTTCTGTAAAAGATGACCACTGAAAACTATCTTGAAGCGTAGTTTCTGTGCTGTCTGCTGTCGTTCTATTTACTCTGATTGTGACAGGAAAACTAGTGCCAGATGGTAAATTAATTTTATAATCCCTGAAATATGTACTTGCAGTTCTTCCTTTTACAGTGTCGGTTATAACAGTTGTTGTTGTGCCATCATTTTCTATTGTTTGAATTGTAAGAGCTACTTCAGCACCATTTATATCACCATTATCTTCAAACTTTTGCAATGTAGGAAAACCAAGAGTAACTCTGACAGCGTCAACATTTGTATTTGAAATTGATCTTGATACTGGTGTTGATTGTGTTACTGTAACACCTACACTTGTTTCTGATTCTGTTTCTGATATACCAGCAATCGCTGTTTGATCTGAAGTGCCAAATCTAGGTTCAAAAGTAATATTACGAAAATTAAAATCTTCATCATTTGGACTTGTACCAGCCGCTTGTTGTAATACCTGAGTTCCGTTAAGAAATACGTCTTTTAATGCTGATGTGTTGTATTGCGTTGAACCTTTGCTACCTGTAGCACTTGGAAAGCCTTCCAGTTCTCCGCTCCCTAGTAATTCAATCAAAGTTTGAAATTGCTTTGATTGCAATGCGTCATTAGGTAAATCAGGATTGGGTATGCCAAAAAGCTCTTTAAAATCGCTTACATTTCCAAATCCAGTTGCTTGTGGCATTAGGTTGTTCCCTCCGCTTGTACAGTATCAACACCAGAACTTATTACAACTGATCCTGTAAAAACTTCTCCATATATTATTGGAATTGGGACACCAGCCCTAGATACGTTTTGAATCGACCCAAAACCAAAAGATTGAAATGTAGGATCATTCTGTGAAAAGCTATCAGCCATAACACCGCTTGGTATATCTTGTCTAGGCATTAAAAGATTTGTAGCTTCATTAATTAACATATTTGTACCAATTGTTGTCAAAGCAGTTGCAGCTATACCTCCGATTGCAGTAGCAAAAAATCCTGTTGTGGCCGCAGCCGCAGCCGTGCCACCAGCAGTTAATAATCCACCAATCACAACTCCTTTTGAACCTATAGCAATAGGAATTATCTGTATATCTTCATCACTTTGTAAACTTAACAAATCCTCTGTTATTTCCATACCGCCCATTTTTATCTTATAAAACTGATTCATCATATGATTTTCCACCTCTGGAAAGTTTGCAATCAAAAAATGAAATGCCTGTTTTGGACTTGCAACAGCCGCTTCAAAATACGACTGCCCAAGAAACTTTCTTAATCTCCCATAAACTTTTATTTTTTTAAGCTTCATATCTATAAACCTTTTTTGTGGCCTCTAAACATCATCATTAATAATATTATCTTTGGAAACTTCTTTAAAACCAGAACCAGTTAAAACTTTTTCAAAATATGGATCTTCACAAAAGGTTTTTATACTTTTAGGTCTTTGCCAAAATTTTAAATTTATTTGTTTTTTATTTAAAAAATAATCAGTAATTAAACTCCAACAGTCATGCTTGCCCCAAATCCATGTGCGGCCATATAAACCAGACGTATAACCAGATGGCTCAAAATCTACCCAGTTTTTTTGCTCAACACTATAGATATAAAAAGGTAAACCAAGATGCTCACAAGATGCTTTATCCGCTTCAGATGGTAAGGCAGAACCATAAGGGTGAGAATGAATTATACCGATAAGCTCTCCTTCATCTTCACAATCTGCCCAATTATCTGGATCTATAACAAAAAACTCATCTGGTGACTCTGAAAGGTTTTCACAAGGCCAATAAGTCTCTTTGCCTTTGATGATAGCCAACAAACCACAAGACTCTTTAGGAGCCTCTTTGTCAGCGTGTATAGCAGCTTGTTCTTTCCAGTTCATGCGTTCACAAAAGTACCAACAGAGGGAAAATCTTTTCTTGTTACTTGTAATTTAGGGCAGCGAATATTATTTAAATCAAGAACACTAGCTAATTCAAATTGAACGATTTCTCTATTTTCAACAACTTTTCTATCAATAAAATATATCTCCTGTGGTAATTCTGTTGTGCTTGATGGAGTGCCGAATGGATTTTGATTTGATGGGAAGTTTGCAGCGTCCAAAAATTGTGCCATTGTTCTATGTCTTATAAATTTTGCACCTTGCAAGTCATTAAAAGGTGTTGTAGCGTTTGCTGTTGCCATCAATGCTGTAATAGTTCCAAGAATATTCGAGACTGTCAGAGTCGGTCTTGGCAGTGTTCCTTTACCTGTATATTCAAACCCTTCAGCAATAATTGGAAACTTATCGTATGTGTTGCCCTGCCATATTATTGAAGTGTTGCTGTTCATGCCCACACCAGAATGAAAGCGGCTTACATTTGTTGAACCATGCAATGCAGAAACAAGAGTTATTGAATACAACTCTATTATTGATTTATTAGATAAAGATTGAAGTTCTGCGGTAGGGATTGCCATTTATGGTTCAAATACCTCCTCAAATGTTGTTGTAATTATA